CTAATAGTTATAATTCAGAAGATATGTCTGAAGTTCAACAAACTATTGATGAGATTCAAGGCGTTCACCCTAGCAATTCATCTACTGAGTTGTCTCTTCACGAGGTTCACACAGATTTGGATATATCTGGGTTTAAGGATATTGGGCCTGATGGCGAGGAAAGTGGCCTAAAGCTTCCTTATATTGTCACTATAGAAGAAAAAAGCAGGAAGATTCTGTCTATTCGCAGGAACTATGATAAAGATGATCCGCGAAAAGAAAAGAAAATCTTCTTCACACACTATCGTTTTGTCCCTGGATTTGGTTTTTATGGTCTAGGTCTAATACATTTCCTGGGTAATCTTACTATGACAGCGACTGCAGCTATGCGTAGCCTAGTAGATGCTGGTCAGTTTGCTAATTTACCTGGAGGTTTCAAGGCAAAAGGTATGCGTATTGTAGGAGATAATGATCCTATATCTCCTGGTGAGTTTAAAGAAGTAGAAGCTACAGGTAATGATATCTCTAAGATGATTATTAACCTGCCCTATAAAGAACCTTCTCAAACACTTCTGCAGATGCTTAACTTTGTAACCTCTACAGCACAGAAGTTTGCAGACAGCACAGAACAAGTTATAGCTGATGGTGTTAACTATGGTCCTGTAGGAACTACAATGGCATTACTAGAAGCCAGCAGTAAGTTCTTTAGTGCTATTCATAAGCGTTTGCATAAATCTCAGAAAGAAGAATTTAAACTCTTAGGAAGAATTAACTATGAGTATCTTCCTTCAGAGTCTATGTGTGATATTCCTAATGGTACATTAAAAATATATCGTAATGACTTCGATGGCAGGATTGATATTATTCCTGTGTCTGATCCTAATATACCATCCTCTGCTCATCGCATGATGATGGCACAACTTGCACTACAGCTTTCTCAATCATCTCCTCCAGGCATGTTTGATATTGAAGAGCTAAACAAGACAATTCTTAATGCAGCAAATATTCCTAACTTAGATAAGATTATGCCGAGCAAGCCAAAGCCTGTTCCGCTTGATCCTGTAAGTGATATTGCTGCAGCAGTTAAAGGAATGGCTATTAAAGCATTCCCTGGTCAAAACCATGATGCACATATTCAAGTTAAGACCACATACCTACAAGACCCTGCAAATGGTGCTAATCCGTTAATGCAACGAATAGCTCCAATTTTAGAAGCAAACATGCAGGAACATCTTATGTTAAAGTATCAAGAACAGATTACTGGTATAACAGAAGAAATGATTTCTACATATGGCAATGATGCAAAACAGCAGGGCATTGATCCAAATAATCCTGATCTTATTGAAGCAGTTATGGCTACTGCTGCTCAACAAGTTCTTCAAGCCAATCAAGCTGCCGCTATGCAGCAACAAGCAATGTCTCCTGAAGCGCAGCTTGTTCAGATTGAAGGACAGAAGCTTGGTATTGAACAACAGAAAGTTCAAGCACAAGCAGCTAAAGAAGCAGTAAACGCTGCTAATAAACAACGTGAGCTTGATCTTAAAGAACTACAAATTCAGTTGGATATGTTCAAAGAAGGTGCTAGTATCACAGCTAAAGCAGAGGATTCCGAACGTGACAGAGAATCTAAGAAGGCGCTTGCAGCTATGGAAGCATTGCTTGAATTAGCAGATACTGAAGCAAACATTGACAGAGACAAAACTCTTAAAGCAGCAGATATGTTAGGTAAGTTTATCTCTGATACAAATAAAGGATAGTGATGGAATTTTGGGACGAGTTAAATTTAAAGTATAAAGAAAAGATAGAAGAAACAAAAAAATCTCTTGCGTATGGAAACGCTTCTAGTTACGATGAGTATCGTCAAGCAGTAGGTCTAATAGAAGGTGTTGAATTTGCACAAGACTTACTAAGGCATATAGTTAAACATCGAATATATGAGGAAGAAGATTGATGCAAGCTGTACAACTAGAGAAATCAATTAATAATTCAGACTGGGTAAATTCAGATAGTGATCTAATTGATGTAAATGATTTACCAGATATTCCTGGTTATCACGTTTTAGTTCAACCAGTAATAGTTAAAGAGAAAACTAAAGGGGGTATTATTATCCCTGAAAAATTAAAAGAAGATATTTCATATCTTACAACAGTAGGCAGGGTATTAAAATTAGGCGACCTTGCTTATAAAGACAAAGAGAAGTTTCCACTAGGAGAGTGGTGTGCTACAGGCGACTATGTTTGCTATGGAAAGTTCACTGGTCAAAAGTTTGTTTACAAAGGTGTTAAGTTAATTCTTTTGTTTGATGATCAAATTATTATGAGAGTAGAAAGTCCTCATACGCTTGATCCAACTTTTAATCTTTCAAATTAATTTGTGTATTTATATTATATAATATAAAATATAGTAACGGCGTAGGATAAACCTTAATTCGTTAGGTTCGCCACTAGCGGTATGTAAAGGAAAAGTAATGAGTGAGAATCAAGAAGAGTGGTCAACCATTGAAGTAGATGGTGTAGAAAAACAAGAAGCTGTTCAGTTTGAAGTAGAAGGTCAAGAAGCAAATGAAGAACCTGTTCAAGCTGTTGTAGAAGAAGATACTCAAGAAGTACAAGAAGCTGCACAGCCTGAAGAAGCTGAAGACAAAGAACAGCCTATAAAAGAATTAGAAGGTATTGAGACTAAAGGCGCAGAGAAACGTATTCGCCAGTTAATTCGTCAACGTAAAGAACGTGATGAAAAACTTCAAAGCATGGAAGAGCGTCTTAGTACACTTCAAAATGAATTAAATCAAAAAGAAGAGCAGTTATCTACTTCTCTAAAAAGTTCTATAGATAATAGTGAATCTCAATTAACTAATAATTTAGAGGCTGCTAAAAGTATTTACAGACAAGCTATAGAGAATAGTGATATAGATGCTCAAATTGCAGCACAAGAAAGTATTAGTAAAGCACATGCTGAACTCAATCAAATAAATAATCAACGTACAGCATTAGAAAATTATACTGCACAGGCAGAGCAACAACAGGTAAGTCAACCACAACAACAGCCTACTAAATATGATCCAAAAGCTGTTGATTGGGCAGCTAAGAATGATTGGTTTGGTAAAGATCAAATAATGACTACGGCTGCTTTGTCTATAGATCAAGAACTAAAAGATGAAGGATACGATCCTTCTGATAATGATTTTTACGAGGAAATCGATAATAGATTACATAGTCGTTATCCTCAAAGGTTTCAGGGTACTCCTACTCAAGAACCTGAAACACCTCGTTTGCAGGATACATCGTCAAATTCTGCTCAAGTGGTAGCTGGTGCATCACGCACACCTAAAACCTCTAAGAGTAACAAAGTTAAACTAACTCAAGAAGATGTTCGTTTAGCTAATAAGTGGGGAATATCACTTGAAAAGTATGCTGCTGAAAAGCTTAAAGTTGAAAAAGCTGAAGGCGATTACACAAGCATTTATTAATTAAGCGTGGAAGGAAAAATTACAATGGCACGAAATACAAACTCACGTAGTACAAGCACTAGGGAAGCTAAACCTCGTAGGACATTTGAAGAACCAAATTGGTTAGACATACCACCTACTGTACAAGAACGATTCAAAAGTGAAGGCATGTCTTTGCGTTGGATTCGTATGACTATCAAAGGCAATGACGATATTCAAAATATGAGTAAACGTCAAGCAGAAGGTTGGGAGATAGTTCAGTCCGAGGAAGTTCCCGAAATGACACACTCCTCTGTCGTGAGAGAGGAAGGACGATATTCAGGAGCAGTCTGTCGTGGAGACTTGGCTTTGGCAAAAATGCCAACTGACCTAGCTGAATCCCGTCAAGAATTTTATGAGCAAAAAAGTAGGGATGCGGTAGGCGCTGTAAACGCACAACTAATGCGTAATTCAGATTCACGTATGCCAATTTCAAACTCTAGTCGCTCAAGGGTAACTACAGGAAGGCAACCTTCTTTTCAAGATTAGCTTTCCTGTTTGTCATCGTAACTTTAAAACAAGGAAAGGAATAGTGTTATGAGTGATACAAAAGCACTAAACGGCCTTAGTCCTTCTCGCAAACGTGGTGGTGCCTCGAACAGCACTGCTACGAATGAATATCCCATTGCAAGTGGTTTCGGAACCAACATCTTCAGTGGCGATATTGTTTGTAATTCTGGAGGAAATGTGGTCGTTCTGAGCGTTTCAACCCAAAAAGCTATAGGTGTTTTTCAGGGTTGTCAATATACTGCTAACGGTGAAATTAAGTATTCTAACTACTGGCCTAGTGGTACATCTTCTGACGATGCGGTTGCATTCGTTGTTGATGACCCACAAGCAACCTTTGTAGTTCAAGCTGATGCTTCTGTCACCGCTGGTGATATTATGTCAAAGAACTTTAGTTGTACAATAGGTGCAGGTTCTACGGTAACTGGTCGTTCCGGTTTCGGAATTGCCGCTGCTTCTCGCACTGACACTACGGGTGGTATGCTTCGTGCTATCTCTGTATTGGATGAGCCAGGAAACGATATTACTGTTGCTGCAGATCGTGCCTTCCCAAAACTTGAAGTTCGTATCGTGCGTCACGTAGATGCTTACATCTCCGCTGACTCATCGGCTAACTAAGGAAGGGAGTAATAAAAAATGGCTATTAATCGCTCTAGTATTGCGAAAGAACTGCTCCCAGGATTAAACGCTGTATTTGGTATTGAATACAATGATGTGGACAACGAACATGCTCCACTCTTTGATGTTGAACAATCAGATCGTGCGTTTGAGGAAGAAGTTCTATTCACCGGCTTCGGTACAGCACCTGTTAAAAGTGAAGGCGCTGCTGTTCAGTTTGATGATGCACAAGAAGGCTATGCTTCTCGTTACAGCCATGAGACAATAGCTCTTGCTTTTGCAGTAACTGAAGAAGCTATGGAAGACAATCTCTATGATACTTTTGCTAAACTACGTGCGCGTGGTCTTGCCCGTGCAATGGCAAACACTAAACAAGTTAAAGCTGCTGATGTTTTCAACAACGGCTTTGCGGCAGGAAGTCCTGGTGGGGACGGACAGCCTTTCTTTAGTGCAAGCCATCCGATAGTTGGTGGTGGTACACAATCAAACACTCTTGGTGCTACTGATCTTTCAGAAGCATCTCTTGAGTCTGCATTGATTACCATTTCAAAAGCAGAAGATGATCGTGGTATTCTTATTGGTCTACAAGTCGAGTCACTTCATGTGCCTTCGGATCTTGCTTTTACAGCAGACCAAATCTTGAATAGCACAATGTCAACAACGATTGGGGTTAACCCAACTACTGCTGCAAACGGTGCAACGAATGTAAACGACATTAATAGCATTCGTAATCAGGGTCTAGTTCCTGGTGGCTTTTATGTAAACCGTAGGTTCCAAGACGGTAATGCTTGGTATCTGCGTACTGATTGCCCGAATGGAGCTAAAATGTTTGTTCGTGCGCCTCTTCAAACTAAGATGGAACCTGATTTCGATACAGGTAATCTTAGGTTTAAAGCGCGTGAGCGTTACAGCTTCGGCTTCTCTGATTGGCGTAGCTATTACGGTGCTTCTGGTTCTTCCTAAGTTCCGTTTAAATTAAGCTGAATTAAGTGAGGGTGGAGAGAGAGAAATAAAGTTCTTTTTCTTCACCCTTTTTTAATTACCATTATTGTTATATAATGTAACTAATTAAATTCTCTTTATGTAAAGGAATATAGTATGGCAACTACTATCCGACAGGGATTTGTAACAGGAAGCGGTGCAGTTCTTGATACTGTAACCAGTGTTTCTCTTGAAGATACTCGTATACGTTCTGTGTTTGCAACAGGTATAGGCCAGTTTCTTATTACTGGTACTACTACTAGTCCATCAGGAACAGTTATAGGTAATAATATTAGATTTGTAAATACTACAGCATGTGATGCAAATGATGTTTACTTTTCTGATTTAGGTGTACCAATGAAAGGAACAGTTAGAGTTTCTGCTCCAAGTTCAACAGCTACAATAGCAGTATTCTATGGTTGATTATACTTATCTAGTAAACGACATTATTCAGGCATCTGAAAACGAAGGCACAGAATTTATTAATTATATTCCTAATATGGTTAATCGTGCTGAAGAACGCTTGACAAAGGATCTAGATGATTATGGTTTAGTTAGCTACACTTCTGTTGCAGTTTCCTCTGGTAAGAATCTTTTAACTTTACCTACAGGAACACGTATAGTTAAGAATATTAATATTGTAAGTAACTCTACAAAAATTAATTTACTTCAAAGAACAGATGAATACTTAAATGACTATTGGCCTGTGAGTGCGTCAACAGAAGAACCAAGATATTATGCACCTCGTAATAACTCTACAGTTTTAATAGCACCTACTCCTGCATCTACTTACAGTGGACAGGTTGTGCATGTTAATCGCCCAGTAACATTAACATCTGCAACTCCTGAAAATTACTTTACTGATTTTTGTTACGATCTTCTTTATAGTGCTTCTATGGTAGAGGCAATGATGTTTCAAAAAGACTATCCCACTTCACAATTATATGAACAACGATATGCACAGCTTCTAGAGTTACAACGTAATCAGGCACGTAGAACACGTAGAGATGATATGCAAACTCCTGCAAGTCCTGCTGGTGCAGATGACAATCTAGTAGCTAATACTAATTAAAGGAGACTATAATGGCTGGTCCTATTTTTGATCCTCTTAATCCTAATGAAAGTCCTGCTACAAAGTATCAAAGAGAAATTGATGCTATGAATAAAGGAGGAGGTAGAAGAAAAAAATCTAAGGATGAAGAGTTTGATGAAGCTTATGAAAAGCAACAAGCAAACATGCCTACCTTTGAAAAATTAATGTCAGCGCAGGGTGAGTCTGCTGGTGGTCGTGTGGGAGAAGGTAAGAAAAAAAAGGTCATAGTTAAAAAAAGAGTTAACTTTTTAGGTCGTGGAGCAGGTGCTGCTTTGCGCGGCTTTTAGTTAAAGGAGATTATTATGGCAGTACAATTTATTCCAGTAATAATATCAGGAGCTAATGTAGTTGCAAGAGTTGCTCCAAAAGTAGCAAGATCCTTAATGAATAAAGGTTTAGCTAAAAAAGCAAGTAAAAAAGTTATAGAAAAACAAACAATAGCTTCTAAAAAACCAATAAAAACAATGAGTGAAGCTAGAGCTACAAAATTAGCAAAAGATGCTGCTCCTAAAATAGGTGGTAAAGTTCCAGGTAAAAAATTACCAAGGGGTGGTAGAAAAGCAGTTGCTGCAGCAGGAGTAGGTACAGCAGCAGGAATAGCATCTTTAGCTAGTCGAAAAAGTAAAAAGTTACCAGAAAAAGAAGTTGGTCCTCCTCCTATAGTAACTCCTCTTAAATCTGAAAAACTAAAAAAGAAAAAAGTTGACCCTGCTCCTAAAGCAGACGACCCAACTGAAGGTGGACGTTTTGCTTTTTATCCTGGTCAAACTTCAAAAGATTTAGGATTAATGTATGAAGTAGACAAGAATAAAATGTCTGATGAAGTACGTGAAAGAATAGAAGAATCAGAACTTTATGAAGGTGACTTTAAAGGTGGTCGTGTAGGAAGAGGTAAAAAGAAAAAAGTAAGTAAAGCACCTCGCGGTGTTCGCGCTGCAATGAGAGGTTTTAAAACAATGAAAATTGGTGG